ATTATTTGCTGTAAATTTATAATTTGGGTTTACGTTAAAGAAATAGACAAATGGGAGTTATAAAGTTAGTTTTAATATATACCTTAGCATCTTTAGGAAGTTTAGCTGGTCTAACTTCATTATGTATATATACGCGGGAAAAATTTAACTTTTCAAAAGTGGGGCTTGTTCCCGAACAGGAAACACAACTGACGATTGAGACCGTCAGTGGAGATAGGGACAGTGTTGTCATCGACACCGTTTTATCTCTTCAACAATCTCAACCAGACCTATTGGTTCGTAGAACCAATTTTAGGATAACTTATCTTAGGAAACTTCGTGAAATGTGTCATATTGATGACTATAAAAACACGAACTTAAATAGGAAGGTTCTAAAACGCAAACTGGTTACTCTCATTAGAACAGACAATCCAGACATTAGGACTTGTGATCTTTTTCACAATGCTGATACTATTGTCGAACTGTTCTTTATACCAACCTACCAGGACATCACCAATAGGAATATTCGTTATTCTTCTTATGCTATACAGCGTGTGGAAGAGTACAATCGACCTATATGGATTGGATCTTGGACTAGGTTTTTCCTGGGTAGGCCTCTCTTGGCATACCCAGAGAATGAAACACAATGAGGGGGCCTTGTCTTTGCACTAGGTCGGGATACTACAGCTTCTGTAGAACCGACTAGGGTACAAGTGACGAGATTAGGCTCCACCATAAAAGATGTGCATTGTACCGTCTTCACAGGGGTGGGACGGGACGTCAATGTATCATTTTTCCGCAATTCCATACACAACCTTGCAACCGCCATTGAGACGAGAGTCTTTCGGCGCAAGATAGGTAGTGATTGGGAATTTATATCATCAACCCCTCATTCAATCGATCAATATAGCAAATTTCTCCACTCACCGGATGGAATATTTAATTTTGAAAAGAGTTTTGACGACCATGTCTCGACTATCGCCCCTTTGACTGACGATCAATTCGTTCAGCACTATCTGGGCCGTAGGAGACGTGTCTATCAAAATGCATTGGATTCTTTAAATGTTATCCCGTTGGCTAAAGAAGATGCTAACTGTAAATGTTTCCTCAAGAAAGAAAAAGACATCCCAGCTGATAAACCGGATGCAATCCCTAGGGTTATCACATTCCCTGATCCTAGATATGGACTATCTTTTGGCAGATATATTAAGGCAATCGAACATGATTTCTTTATCTGCATAGATAGTATCTATAGGTCTAAAACTGTTATGAAGGGATTAAATTATTTACAGGTTGGTGAAGAAATAGAAAGGAAATGGAATAGATTTCAAAACCCCCGTTCAATCGATGGGGATGTATCTAGACTAGATAGCTCAATTAGTGATACTGCCCAACGTCTTTATCACAAATTTGCCAGCAAGTTCTTTCACCAACATGATCGTAGTACTTTCGAGAGATTGTGCGAGATGCAACTGAACGTTAAAGTTCGTGGCAGAGCCGATGACGGCCATGTCAAATTTAACTCTTCAGGTTTAGGCTCTGGACAGATGAATACATCTCAGATGGGTGTATTTGTAGTATGTTATATACTATATGCTCTGATTAGACATTTGGATATCGATGTCGAATTGGTTAATTCAGGGGATGATTTTACTATCATCGGCGAACGAAAAGACGTTGAAATTTTCCAAGATAAATCACAATCTTGGTTTAAAGATTTCAATATGGTACTTAAGTTGGATCCTATACAAGACACTATTGAGAGAATTGTCTTTTGTCAAACACAACCCGTCCTTGTTAATGGTAAATACAGGATGGTTAGAAACCCAATGACTGCGCCAGTTAAAGACGCCAGTTCCATTGATAATCTCAAAAGTATTACCTCGCAATCGAAGTTCCTAAGGGCAATTTCTTCCAGCGGCATAGCCACACATGGGGGAATACCCGTCTTTCAGGATATTTACCAAATGTTTGCGAGGTCATCTAATGCTATGTTATCTAACATTAGCAACAAAAGAGGTCGTAAGAGAGCATTGAATGCAGTATTAGAAGACCATTCCATGAAATATTGGGGTAAAAACCTTTCGCTTTGCTATCAAGATACTATTAATGATGAAACACGTTATAGTTTCTTTTTAGCATTTGACATAGACCCAGTAGAACAGAAACACATGGAAAAATATTACTCTCAATACGTTATTGATAACACCATCTTTGAAGAAAATTTTGGTGATATCTTTGGATATTGAGAACAGAGACCGCTGCGTCTATAAACCGGCATCCGCGGGTGATTTACCCGAATTGGGTTGTTACATTAAGGACCAAAACATTTCGAGTCTCCGACCAATTATGTGCTAAACAAAATGCCAAGAGACTGCACGGCTCCACGTAAGTTTGTAATGATGAACAGTCCCGTTCTGTCATGCGGTATCCAATACAATGACAAACAAAACCAAAAACAAACAAAAACCAAAATCCAAGAGGATGACAAAACAACAAAAACCTCAGTCTAACAGACCGAGGCAACAACAACCAAAGAGTTTTACACAAAAGAGCCTTGCCGACCATCTTGATGGTCTTGCTATCTCGATTCCTAAATTCTTTGGCTTCGGCAAATATAATATTAAGGAGAATACTCTCCTCAATCTCCAAGACCAAACTATTCCTCAATTTTCAGAGGTTGCTGACGGTGTCCGTATTTGTCATCGTGAATATATCGGTGACATTATTTCATCTCCTACTGCAAACACTTTTGCAGTCTCCGTCTACGCAGTCAACCCAGGAATGGCCGAAACCTTCCCCTGGCTCTCTAGTATAGCAAATCAATTTCAAGAATATACCTTTAAAGGGTTAGTCTTTGAATATAGAACCACAAGTGCTGATGCGCTTACATCAACCAATACCTCTTTAGGTACGGTATGTATGGCAGCTAATTATAGGTCGGATTTCTCAGGAAACTTCCTAACAAAACAACAGATGCTTGAATCATCTTGGGCCTACGATGCCAAGCCCTCAGAAACGTTTGTAGCCCCAATTGAGTGTGATATGACTCTCAACCCTTACAACGTCCTTTATACTAGAGGCACTAATGCCCCAGCTGGACAAGATATTAAAACCTACGATATGGCTTTGCTCAACGTTGCAACGTCAGGTATTCAAGGGACTAGTGTCGCAGTTGGGGAATTATGGGCTTCATATGATGTCATCCTCCGCAAGCCCCAGAGTTTAACGACCCTCAATCCTCTCCTACAGTTTGCTTGTTATACGTTTAATTCGTATACAAACGCAAATCCTTTTAACGGTCACACTTCAGTCAATGACAATATAAGTATGATAGTTACTGGAAATACAATTTCATTTCCGTTAGACTCTGCAGGTTCTTACCTTATCAACATGAGTTGGTTTGGTACTTCAACAGCAGTTACCGTGCCTTCGATCACGTATACAAATGGGATGTATGTAGCTAATCTCCAACCCTTTTTGGGAACAACGATCGGCTACAATAACAGCCCTCCTAATGGTACTACTTCAACTACTGTTGCCGTTCAACTTACAGTCAGTGTTATACCGCAAGTTGGCTTGCGTCCTACTCTAACCCTCTCAGGCTCAGGTGTTTTGCCTTCTGCTGGAACATCCGGTTTCTTCCAGATTGTCCAGCTACCTTACAATTTACCTTCATCCGTGCCTGGATTTTAGAGTCACAAAAGCTAAGACCATCTACCTATGTGTATGGAAAATGTTGACGACATTTGCTTTCCTAGTTTGGGAGTTTATCACCTGATTACTTCGGTGGCTCCTATAATACCTTGCTTTTGTAATCCCTGGAGGATTTCAAGCTCGGCACCAAAAACAATATAAAAACCAAAAACAAGAGAACTCATACCCGAGAGCGGTTAGAATCCGTACAGTTATTCCCTCTAACTGATCTGAAACCAATAAGTCGTTGGTAATTTGTTAGGGATAGGTCGTTTATCACTTTCAGCCAAAATTTGAAAGTCTTGTGTTGTTGTTCTTTACACATTTAATATTGAACACGTGTAGTCTACACGTTAACTTCGACCACGCTTTATGGACAGGCCGTAATGGGCTTGGGCAGTGCAACCAAAAACAAGAGAACTCATACCCG